ATGTTAAAGAAAGTAACACTTTACGGAGAATTAGCAGAAAAGTATGGTAAGGACTGGTCCTTAGATGTAAACTCGCCTGGAGAAGCTTTCAAAGCACTTGACGTTAATAATATAGGATTCAGACAGTTCGTAGCTTCTTCAGAAGAACGAGGTGTTGGGTATAAAGTAATAGTAGGAAAGTCTTATATTAATGACTATTCTGAACTAGGACACCCTTCTGGGCGTCAAGAAATTAAAATAATACCTGTAATACTTGGAGCAAAAAGTAAAGGCCTAGGCATGGTTCTTATGGGAGTAGCTATTATTGCAGGTGTAGGACTTTACTATCAATATGCTATGAATGCTTCATTAGCAGCATCTGGGTTGGGGGCTATCCCTATTACTTTTGGACAAGGGTTAACATTGGCGTCAAATTCCACATTCGGCTCTTTGGCAATGAAGTTTGCTGGATCCTTAATACTAGGCGGAGTAGCTGCTATGTTGGCACCAACCCCTGAAGTTCCAGATACTGCGGATAAGCCTACAAACTTTGGATTCGATGGAGCAGCTAATACAGCTAGACAAGGTTATGCTATCCCTGTATGTTACGGGCAATTATTAATAGGGGGAACTGTTATAAGTTCAGGAGTTTCACCAGAGGATTATACACCATGAGTAATAACGGTTGGGTTAGAGGTGCTGGTGGTGGTTGTTTCACTGGGGATACTTTAGTTAGTACGCCTGTAGGGGAAACTCCTATTAAAGATCTGCAGATTGGTGATTTAGTAGTTAGTTTTGACGATATAGGAAATATACACGAAGCTAAAGTACTTAAAGTACATACTCATCAGAATAATAAAGTTAATCGCTACCATTTTTGGGGGCAGAAACATATAGATGCTACCCCAAATCACTGGGTACTGAACCAATTTAATACTTTCGTAGCTATCGGGTCTTTAGACTCTGACGATTGTTTAATTGATGAAAACAACCACTTAAGACCTATACTTAAAGTAGAAGAGCTAGGGTTAGATGAAGTATTTAACTTAACTGTAGAGAACCAACATACTTTTATAGCTAACGGTATCAGAGTACATAATGCAGGATTAGGATCTGGAGCTATTCAAGGTGCTGGTGGTGGCGGAAAAGGAGGAGGAGGCGGTAGTACCCCTAAAGAAGATGACGATTCATTATTTTCAGACTCTAAAGCTAGAATTATTGATTTGCTATCCGAGGGTGAAATAGTAGGACTATTAAGTGCTGAAAAGTCTATCTATCTAAATGAAACTCCCTTAAGGGATTCTGCAGGTAATAGTAATTTTGATGATGTAGTCTATTCTACTAGAGAGGGCACCAACTCTCAGAGTTACATAACAGGGTTTGCGGGAACAGAAAATTCAGTGGGCGTCGGTGTTATAGTAACTAAGGACGCACCCGGAGCCATAATTAGAACATTTTCGTCTACTACAGTAGATGCAGTAAGAGTTATAATACATACCCCGTCACTTTTAGATGGGGATAATGATAAGGGAGACTTACATGGGTCTAGTGTATCCTTTACAATTTGGTTAGAGAAAGATAATAATGGTTCTTGGTACTCAGCAAAAACAGACTCTTTTACAGGAAAGACATCAGCAAAGTACGAAAGAGCATATAGATTAGATATACCGTCAGCTTGGAAGTCTTCTGGATTCACTACTATAGCTATTAAAGTAGAAAGAACTAGCGCGGATGCTACTTCTACAAAAATACAAAATGAAATATATTTTAATTCTTATACTAAGATTATAGATAATAAATTAAGATACCCTAATAGCGCTATAATAGCTACACAAGTAGACGCTAGACAGTTTACTTCTATACCTACTAGAGCGTATGAGATAAAAGGAGTAAAAATAAAAGTTCCTAGTAACTATGTTCCTTATGATCCGGGGCATTGCTCTCTATCGGGTTATAGACGCCAGGATAGATGTACGCAAGCGGGAGGCACTTGGACAGGTACCTCGCCTGGAGACCCTTTGTATACAGGCTCGTGGGATGGAACATTCGATACTGAATGGACTTGTAACCCTGCTTGGATTTTATACGACTTATGTACCGATGATAGATATGGACTAGGTCAATGGCTATCTGCTAATCAGATGGATAAGTGGTCTTTATATGAAATTGCTAAATATTGTGATGCCGTAGACAATTCGGGGAATTTTACTGGAGTTGATGATGGCTGGGGTAACAAAGAAGCACGCTTTGCTTGTAATATGTATTTACAAGGAAGGGAAGAAGCTTTCAAAGTACTAAATGATATAGCCTCAATTTTCCGAGGTATGATATATTGGCAACAAGGACAAATTAGTTCTATACAAGATGCACCTAAAGATCCAGTTATGAATTTTTCTGATGCTAATGTTATTGATGGCGCATTTACTTATGAAGGAACTTCTAGGAAACAGAGACATAACGTAGCGCATGTTACTTGGAATAACCCAGAGGATTTTTATAGAAAGAATGTTGAGTATGTAGAAGATGCTCCGGGCATAGTTAACGCCAATAATCAGATTTTTTCTGTAGATGTAATTGCTGTAGGTTGTACTTCGCAAGGCCAGGCTCGTAGAGTTGGTAAGTGGATTTTATATACTGAAAGATATGAAACTGAAACTATAACCTTTACAACAGGTATGGAAGGTGCAGTAGCTAGGCCAGGAGATCTTATTAAGGTAGCCGATTCCCATAAAGCGGGTATTCGTTACGGAGGTAGAATTGCGGCAGGTAGTACAACTACTACTATTAAATTAGATGCTGCGACTTCTGTTACTGCAGTACAGTCTGGAGTTAAACAAGCTGAGACTACTCAAGAGACTTGTTTAAATGCAAACGTAGATAATGAATGGAAACCTTATGTGTGGGTAGAGACCAAGAATGTAACTACTATAGCTAGTACAGAGAAAGTAACAGAGATTACAGTGACCTCTGCATTCGCCAATACTCCTACCACTAATTATATGTGGATATTAGAGGAGATGGGGTCTGTAGAGGCTCAAGATTTTAGAGTATTAATGACTAGGGAGTCTGGTCCTAATTTGGTTGAGATTTCAGCACTGAAGTATCACGGGGCGAAGTATGGATATATTGAAGAAAATATAGCGTTCTCTTCTAAGTCCACTAGTAATTTACCTAATCCTAGCGATCCTATACCATCCCCTTCCAATTTATCTATTAGTGAGGAATTGTATATTGATTCAATGGGTAATGTTAAAAATAGAGCAGAATTTTCTTGGGAGGCCCCAAAAACTGCAGGTACAGCAACTATTTATCCATATATTGCATCGTATTATGTTGAATGGAGAAGAAAGGCGCCTGCAATTACAAACTGGGTTTCTATCGGAGAGACTTCGGCACAAAGTGTTATTATTGATGATGCTCCAGCAGGTACGCTAGAGTTTCGAGTTAAGACAAGGAGAATTTTCTAATGTTATACTCACCTTTTGTTACCTGGGATCAGGAGATATACGGAAAATTAGTACCACCTAATAATGCTACAGATTTTCAGATGGTGGCTCAAGGAGATCAAGCAAATCTATCTTGGACTAAGGTTGCCGACCTAGATGTATCTGTTGGAGGGTACTACTGGTTGAGGTATACTAGTAAAACTTCCGGTGTCACTTGGTCTGATGCTACAGATATTACTAAGAGTATTCCTGGTAACTCCGATAGTTACTCAGCACCTCTTATGTCAGGTACATATCTGCTTAAGGCATTAGACTCCTCAGGTAATGAATCTACTAGTGCGGTATTAATAGAGTCAACCGTAGCAGATCTACTAGCACTTAATGCAGTATATTCTTCTACACAACATCCTTCTTTTGGGTCTGGTACTGCAGATAAAGGTATAAATGATAGTGATACTAGTAATATACTTTATGATAACGTAAATAATGTAATACAATTAAGTGCTGCTAGTATAGGAAGTGGTACACATGATGCTTATTATGTAACAGGTACTCATGAAGATGATGTAGTATCTTCTGGAACTCATGATGATGCTAGATCTACAGGTACTAGTAATGATATAATAGTTTCAGGTACTCATGATGATAATTTAGCTACTGGCACCCATGATGATGCTAGATCTACTGGGGCACATAATGCTATTTTAAATGCGGCTAGCTCTGAGTTCAACGGAACAAACTTTATGGATACCGCATCAGGTAATTTTGATTCTAGGTCAGGTAATTTTGATGCTCAGTACCATACAACTAATAAACTAGAAGACGATAATGCTACTTTTGACTCTACTTGGTTAAATAATTTAGTAAGAAATACTACTGATAATACTACTGCAACAGTAACTGCTGTAGATAGTAGTACAAGGTTAACCTTAAGTTCTGATCTATTTGATGGAGTGAGCGGGGATGCCTATAGACTAGAAACAAAAATAAATCAGCTCAGAGATACTACTGCAACATTTGTAGCTGCAGACGTAGGAAGAACAGTACGAAATAATACTGATGGCGGTACTGCAACTATTTCTACTATTGATAGTTCTAACTTGATAACTCTATCTTCTGCTTTATTTCAAAATGACCATGGAGATACGTGGGAGTTAGAAGCAGGCCCTGGGTACTTAAGGGATACCGGGGCTAGCTTTACTTCCGCTCTAGTAGGTAGAACCGTACGTAATACTAATGATAGTACTACTGCTACTGTATCTGCATTTGTTAATAGTAAGGAGTTAACTTTATCTTCGGGTATTTTCGATAATAAAGATACACATAATTATGAGGTAGAAGCGGGGCCTAATAAACTATATAACACAGGAGGAGGTTTCGTATCTTCTCATGTAGGAAATCTAGTGAGAAATACAAATGATAATACTACTGCAACAGTTAGTGCTTATGTAAGCGCTAATGAGCTTACTTTATCTTCTGGTATTTTTGACAATAAAAATGGGCATACGTATAATGTACATAATGAGACAGGACGGGTTAGAGACACAAGCGCCTCTTTCTCTTCTAGTGATGTAGGTAGAACTATTCGTAATAATACAGATAATACAACTGCTACCGTATCTAGTTTAGTCAGTACTACTGAGCTAGCTCTTTCTTCTGGTATTTTTGACGATCAGAGTGGAGATATATGGGAAATAGAGGCAGGCCCTAATAACTTAAGAGATACAGGAGCCACTTTCACTTCTGCTTTAGTAGGTAGACGTGTTAGAAATACTAATGATAGTACTACTGCTACTGTATCTGCATTTGTTAATAGTAAGGAGTTAACTTTATCTTCGGGTATTTTCGATAATAAAGATGGGCATACGTATGAATTAGAGCCCGGGTACGACAGACTATATGATCCTTCCGCTGCTTTTACAGATGAGTATATAGGTAAATTAGTAAGAAATACTACGGATAATACTACTGCTATAGTCTCTTCTAGAGTTAGCGGTACAGAATTAGTACTATCTTCTGGTATTTTTGATAATCAAGATGGAGAAGGGTATAGATTAGAAGTACCTAATAGTGTATTGAGGGATACAGGAGGGTCGTTCACTTCAGCCGTACTATATAAGATAGTAAGAAACACAAGTACAGGAGCAATTGCAAATGTTGTATCAGTAAGCGATAGTAATAATTTAACCTTGGACACCAATATTTTTGGGCAGACAGATGGTACTAATTATGTTATAGATGGAGACTTAGCATCATTAGGGTATTATTACTTTACAGACCAATCGATAGATTTAGGTCAAATATATACTAGTAGATTAACAGCTAGCTTTGCTAGTAGCTCTTTCACTACCTCTAATTTGTTTGATTTTGAAGCTGGCAACTTCGATAGTGGTTCTGGATTATTCGATGGAACAGATATATCTGATACAAATTCAGTGCTTCAAGTACGTACTACTAATGACGATCCTGCTGGATCCCCTACTTGGGGTAGCTGGTATAACTTTTTCATTGGGGATTATACAGCAAGGGGTATAGCTTTTCGTGCTAAATTAACTAGTGCTAACGTAACACATAATGTAAAAATTTCTTCGCTAGGTACAGTAATAGATATGCCAGATACTATTAAGAGAGCAACAGGGGATACAAGTAATTCTGGCACTAATAACGGTACTAAAGTAGTTACTTATACAATACCTTTTAAAACAACACCTACTGTAGGAATAACGATGCAAGCATCAGATACTGGAGATTATTACACTATTAGTGCTAGTACGCCTTCAGGTTTTACAGTAACTTTTTATAACAGTAGCAATGTAGCTACACAAAAAACATTCAATTGGATGAGTTCAGGATATTAAATTATGGCAATACATGACTATAACATAGCAAATCAATCTTTTCCGGCAACTAGGTCGGATATAAATAATGCATTAGCAGCAGCAGTTAGTAATAACTCTTCAGCAACTGCACCTACTACTACAACTGCATACATGTTTTGGGCAGATACTGCTAATGATGTTCTAAAACAGAGAAATGCAGCAGATAATGCTTGGATAAACGTATTAACTTTATCTACAGGTGTACCATCTGCAGGAGCAGGAGCTTCTGGAGGGGGTACTAACAAGGCTTTCTGGGAAAACGACCAAAACGTTACAGATAGCTATAGTATTACTACTAATACACATGCATCGACTGTAGGGCCTATTACTGTAGATGCGGGAGTAGTAATAACAGTACCTTCGGGCAGTAATTGGGTAGTATTATAGGTAGTTATTATTTGATGGAATTTGATATAATAACATATAAGAAAAGGTCATTAAAATAATTTAGTGTACACCTTTTAACAAGTATATAGCGCATAGGGTGGTAAATCCATATGTGCAGGTTTTTTAATAAGGATTTTACTATGGCAGCAGGGACATACAATCTAAGTATTGAGCAAGGTTCTTCTTGGGAGTTAAGCCTGGAGGTAGATTCCACTGCAGGTACTGATTTAGATATTACAGGGTATAGTTTTGCGTCAAAGTTAGCTAAGTCTCACTATGATGATACTCCAATAACTATGACTTCTGCGATTATTACTGCCAGCACAGGTAAATTTAGATTATCTCTTACACCTGCTCAGACTTCCGCATTAGACGCAGCGTATACATACATATACGACGTGGAAATGACTTCATCTACGGGAGTAGTAACTCGCCTTATACAGGGGAGTGCTACTATTAATGCGGGAGTAACCTCGTGAGTGTAGTAGTATCAATTACTGAAACTACAGGTAACACCATAACGGTTACTTCAGACGAGGTAGTTCTTACTACAAACTCTGTAGCAGTAGGTGATGCAGGAGATATTGCATTCACCCCTACAGGAAGTATTAGTGCTACTAATATTCAGGCTGCTATAGCTGAAGTAGCCTCAGAATCTTCTGGAGTAGCTTCAGGTATTTCTTTTACTCCTGTAGGCACAATTACAGCAACAAACTTACAAGATGCAATGCATCAAATGGCGGATCAAAAATTCGTACAAACCACAGCACCTTCCTCTGGAGATAGTAATCTCGAAGAGGGAGACTTGTGGTATAACACAACCGATAATAAACTAATGGTTTATAGGAACACAACTTGGGAAGAAATTACCCTAGATGCTCAACTATCGGAAAGTTCAGGTACTTCAGAGTACACTGATGTAACTTTAAATGGAGGTTACTTTTAAATGGCTAATACAATCAAGATTAAACGCAGTACAACAACCGCCACTCCTACCAGTCTATCTGAAGGAGAATTGGCATATTCGGAAAATTCCAAGAATTTATTTATTGGAACAAGTGGTTCCAATGTAACTGTAATTGGTGGTAAAGAGGGAATACAGGATGAGGCAGCAGCTTTAATTACTGGTGGTTCTCATACTGGAATTAGTGCAACATATACAGATGGAGGAGCAGGAGCAGGAGTTCTAGCTTTAGCAGTAACATCAGATCCAGTAATCACTCTAGGAGGAGATTTATCCGGTTCTGTTACATTAACAAACTTAGCTAGTGGTACACTAACAGCTACTATTGGTAGTAATACTGTACAGAAAGCTATGGTAAATACCGATCTTATCACAGGACAAACAGCATTAGCGGCGAATCCAGATGGAACCAATGATTATGTGCTTATTTATGATAATTCAGCATCTGCATTTAAGAAAATTGCAGCTAAGTACCTAGGTGCTACTACTATAGGCGATTTAGATAATGTAGGAACAGGAGCTAATACGGAGACTG